CTCCGTAGTTGCCACTAACATCAAACTTGTACTCGTCTTTGTCGTGTACAGTTGTAATGCCTTCAGCCTCTTTGTACTCCTTCACCTTATGACCTTGAGTCCAAAGCCATACAAGAAGCAACTTACTTACTTTCGTATTCTCCATATACTTTCTTCAAGTCCTCTATGTGTCTCATCCATTCCTTTGGGTTACAAGTACAAGGGATGTAGAATTTATGTTGAAATACTCTGGAGTGTATTCTTGATAGTGCTTCGTGATATGAAGGTTTAAGCTCTCTGCCATTAAAGTCTTTAAAGAACTGCTTTAGGGTCGTGTACTCCCCTTCCTCTAAACATAAAGGTTGAGTCTTCTTTGGGAACAATTTGTTGAGCTTCTCCTTACGAGCATCACATCCACAATCAATACCTGTGAGTTCAGCAAAGGTGTCTACTACTTTCTTGATTCCTGTAGCCTTTGTGATTTTTTCAATGTCATCTCCTAAACCTTTAGATTTAGTTGTAGGTTTCTTGCGTGTTGTCTTCTTGTTCATAATCAAAATTTCTGTTTTTTGAATTTCTTTTTAATCTTTGATGTTCTGCTTTATAAGGTATGTTATACTTCTCACAAGCAAATTTCAAACCTCGTATTATTTCACCAGTCTCACGATGAATTACATTTCTTGAGTATACCTCCATCTTTGACTTAACAGACTTATCAATCCATTCTTGTTTTACCTCCCTATTTGAAGTTGCTTTAGATATTTTTTCTTTAGCAGTAGTGGTGTGTTTATACCCAAGTGCTCCAACTCCACCTAAAGTTTTGTTCGTTAAATTTTCAATACCTATAGTTCTTATTAAAGACTCCTCCATACTGAAGGCTTGTTCTTTTGACAATCCAGAAGACACAATAACGACATCAAAGAAAGTTTGATTAATCACATTATACCATTCTGGTGTTCTACTGTATTCTTCATAAGCTCTGCCACGAGTCTTCCCCATACCAATATAAAAAACCTCTCTGGTGTCTTGGCGTATATGCATATAAACTACATATCCCTTCATATTAACTCACTTTCATTGTTACAATAATCTTCGTAGTCTTCTTGGATTTTTTCTCGGACATACTCTTTAGATTTTTTTAATGTATCAAAAATTGAGAAAAGGCTAATGCCTGTTTCTTTTTCTATATCTCTCATAGACATACCTGTAGTGTGGTATATCTCAAACATCTTTTGGTCATACCAATGTTGGTCTTCCATAATCTCCCAGACCTTGTCTATGATTTTCTCAAAGCCTTGCGCCTCAATCATATCGTACTCTTCCTCTGCAATATCGTAATCTACCATATCACCTGTGTAGACCATTAAGTCTTTCTTGTTTTGGAACTGCCTTGTCATATTACGCAGGGTAACCCACACAAACAACTTGTTGGGTTGGTCTTTATACATAATACGCTCTGGGTTGCCAACATACTTATTTAAGCGTATGTACATCTCTTGCACAATGTCTTCGGCATAGTCTCCTGCACCGAACTTGTGAGCCATCTTTAGCCATTCCTTATGATGACCTGCAAGTAAATCTAATACTGTCATTCCTCTCTCTCGGTTGCCCAAGTGATTACCAACGCAAGAACCCCGAAGCACAACTGCAAAGAGTGGTACTTGGGGTTCTCATAATCATCATTCATCTCGGAGTTCCAATAGTTAACTCCTATAAGTAATCCTGCAAGGGGAGCTATGTCAATCGCAAAGTTCATATTCCTTTTTAAGTTGTATCATATCTTGCTCCATAATATACAACTTTTCACGAGTTATTGACAACTCCTCACGAGTTTTTTGTAAACGCTCCGTTAGTAAAGCATTCTGCTTGGTTAGTCCCCAATCTATTCCCTCCTCTTGAGAGCCTCGTAGCTTGTCCATAATAGCACAACATTGGTTGAAGAACTGCATATAGTTCCTATCAAACTTTAGGTTCATCTCGTGTCCTTTAGTTGCGTGTATTATCGTTGCGTGGTTCTTATTACAGACCTTTGCAATCTCAAGGGTTGTGTACAAGTCTCTTGCAGCTACCATAAAAGCAAACCTTGCCATCACATTACGCTGCTCTCTGGTAGGTGTAATCTTGTGGTGTGTTGTGTAGTTATCGTATTCCTCTTGTAACTGTAGTATTGTTGCTCTCATTTAAGGTGTTCGTTTAGATTATCAAACCGCTCTTCGTAAGCGTTTATCTTTTTGGTTAGGTTGCGAATGGTTAGCTTGAGGTCGGAGTTCTTTGCTTCAGCCTCCCACACCATCTGCTGCACATCCTCTACCATACCTATGGCGGAATCTATAGCGGAGTAGATACTAACGAGGTCAATGAATATATCCATCTCATACTCGTTCTCTGGGTCTTGAGGTTTAAGGGCATTGGCTATCTGCATTAGGTCTTGATTCTTTTGTCTCAACCATAATAGAGCAATGCTCTTACTTCCCCCTCTTACCCATCGGTAATCTTCGTCTTTTAATTCTTCCATCTAAAAAGGCATTTTGCTTTGTTCTTTCTCTTTCTTTCCTATCAAGTTCTCACCGTGTATCTCAAACCCTACATTGTTAGGTATGCTCCTAAATCTTACAGGCTCATCTAATGGAGTTGGTCTACCACCTGTCTCCACCTCTTTCACCTTGCGGATATGTACTTGGTTGTACATCCATTCAGTAGGGTGTTGAATATAACGATGAATCACTACAAAGTCATCAGCTCGGTTTACAAACTTACCACCGCCTTCAATATCTGCTGCGCTTGGTGGCATAGGGTGACCTGCATATTCGTGTCCTGCGGAGTGCTTCATTCTTAAAGCATTCGTTACTGCGTGAGCATTCAACCAGATACTTACATCGTGTTGCTTTGCCCAATTTCTAAAGTGGGTACTAACTTCGTAATCATATTCGTGACCGCCAAGTGTTTTGAACATCTCTTTGTCCTTCACTAAAGAATTGTAAGGGTCAATTAAAAAACCATCAAAGCCCTCTTCGTGGTAGATGTCTGTAGCCTCCTCAATCAAATCCTTGTAGGTGTACATCTTCTTATCACTATCAATGATAATGAAGTAGCGTTGTACTAAATCAAGAGCCATCTGGAACTCGTCTTCATCTATTTTGTTGATGGGTTTACCCAAGAAGAACTCGGAGAGCTTCTTTGCTATTGATACTGGTGTGTTCTCGGAACTGAATACAAGCCACTTAACATCATTGACAATCGTTTGAAGTAGCATTAAATATAACATCACGGATGTCTTACCAACATTTGCGTGACCTAATACAACATTGAAGTTGCCTCGTTTGAATCTCAAGTGTTCATCAAGATTCCATTGACCGAACTTTAGCCCTTCCTTGACTTTACCCATTCGGACATCGTCAAGTTTACCAAAGACATCGGCATAAGATATTTTAGACATAGTGTGTTTTAGGTGTTAAAAAGGGAGAGCAAATGCTCTCCCCTAATGATTCTTCTTTAGAATGGTAAGCCGTCCTGTCCTACAGGAGCTTCCTCTCTTCCTTGAAAGTGTTGCTGATGAGTTGAAGTGGCTTGGGCTGCGCCTTTCTTCATTACCCAATCAGCAAAGAGTTGAGCATTCGCAATAACTACTTGCGGAGTTCCACCAATCTCGGCTGCTGCCTTGAGAGCCGTTTGGCGAATGATTGATTCGTCTTTAGAGGTATGTGTACCACTTGGAGCAGATGTGCCGTTAGAAGGGGCTACATTTGCGTATTGTGGGTTAACAGGCTTGACCGTGTAGTAGGTCTTGCCGTTGTACTCTCTTGGTATGTAATCGTAAGTAGCCTCTTGTCCTACCAAGAACTTGTTCTGGTCGGCAGACTTGGAGTTGTACTTACCATTATCTCCATTTTCAAATGTTACATAGAACCCATAAAGTGTTCCATACTGACCGTTGTACGGCTCTCCTGCGGACTTGATGTCCTTTACAATAGATGTTTTTGTCATCGTTATTTAATTTAGTTAATAGTTCAAAGTTAATTAAAATGTTGACATATCGTCAACCCAGATTGGAGTTTTCTCTCCTACATAGGAATTAAATGTGTTGTACTCCAGATATTCAATAGCATCATCAACGCTCATATCTTTAGACATCACCTCAATGCAATCACTAATAGAGTATACTACTTTTTGGTTTATAGGGTCATAACCAATGATTGCATCATCTAATCCATCAGCAAAAAGGATTTCATCATCCTCCCACTTCTCTAATATGTATTGTCTCTTTTGCATTTCTTAATCTAATTTCAACTTCACAATAATTCTTTTCAACGCTTGGGTCAAAAGTGATAGTGAGCCTGTGGTAGTGTTTAGGATTATCGTCTGCAATCCATTCGTTAGCAACGAGAGTATCAGCAGTAAATTTTGAAACAAGTACAAGGTTGTCCACATCGGCACGAGTATTGTACCTAATATGGATAGACATACTCTTTGCAATATGGTGGTCGTAACGAGCCAATTCTGTTTCAACGATTTTTTTATATTCATCTTTTATCTTTTTTCTAAATGTCCAATGTTTACCTGCGTATAGTGCGTTAAGACTTATTGTCTTCGGTAGCTTCAGGTGTAGGGTCAATTCGTTCATACTCTAATTCTTTTTCTAAATGGTGAATAGCTTTTCTAATGTCTTGCGACTTGGGGTTACCCTCTTTCTTACCTGCACGAAGTAGGTAGGCGATAGCTACACCAATGTTGTAAGAGTCTCTTGCAAAGTCCATACACACATCAAAAGCCTCAATGCCCTTGTACTTACCTAAATAGTAACTTGGTGTCAATCTCTGGTTTGTGGTATTTGGAGAGTGCTTCTCCGTTGAATCGTTTGTAGAGTCTTCTGTCATCGGGAAATCCGAAGTGTAAGTAGAAGTGGTCTTGTATTGTGAGTTCATTGATTTCATATTCTTCTGGGTATTCAGTTTGCTTAATCTTGACTACTGTCTTCATTATTCTCTTTGAATGCTTTAAATAAATCCATTGCCATTTGTCCCGATATGCCTTTAGTGGCATAGTCTCTAATGATGAACTCCTTCAGGAGTCTCACCTCATTGTACAAAGCCTCAACACGAGCTTTAGTATATTCTTTGTCTTCCATAGTTGTTTTGATTTTGACTAATGTAAGAAAAAAAGTAACCCCTCCGTAGAGGGGCTTTCTTTTTAGGATATTCTTACTATGATTCCCTTGTTACCTTTCAAGTCTCTAATCGGGTCAAAGAACAAGCTATCACCTACCTGTAGACCTAATACTTTTTCCGAATCTTCTTGCAAGGCGTAGATGAACTCAAAAGCATCTTCGTTCGCATTGTCGTAATCTGTGAAGAGTTCTTTGAAAGTAACAAGGTGTGTGCTTGTGTGGATACCTTCTTGGACAAATACTTTGTAGGTTCTGTTTTCTAAAATCGTTTTCATTGTATAAGTGTTTTGGTTAACAATAGTGTAAATGTAAACAAAATAATTAACATACAACATAAATAACAAAAAAAAAGAGGGGAAGTGTCTACAAGACACAACTCCCCCCTTATATAAATCTATATATAGTTATAAAAAAAGAGGCTATAAGCCTCTATCTATATATTTATATCTCTCTATTAGAATAGAGACTTACAAGTCTCCGTCTCTATATCTTTATATATACAAAGTTCAAAGAAAAAAAAGAGATATTCAATTATTGTGAATAAAAGTTAATTACTTAACATTACCTCTCTTGTCAAGAGAGCGTACTGCGAAGTATCCACCTACAACGGTTACACTTAACATATTCCACAAACTTATCCAAGCAGGGTCTACCTGTAGGTAGCCCAACCCATCAAAGAAAGTAGTAATTACCAGAAAGCTAATCACTACAATCAAGGTTAGTGGTCTTACATTCTTGCTTAACCAACTATCGCTTTTCATATCCGCTCTCCAACGAGAACTAATCTCGGACTCAATAGAAGCCTTTATAGCGGCTTTCTCCTCTGGAGTGGATACATACCTATCTACGACATTAGAAACGGCTTCTATCGTCTCCTGTGCGCTTTTTCCGAGTATTTTGTTTAGTAGTGGGTTCATTACAATTCTTTTTACAAGTACATTCCTTTGGTTCTAATTCGCACCACCTACGAACCACAAGCCTCACAATCTGGGTTGTCAATAGAACAAGCCTTGTCGTTAGCAGTATCGTTAGTTAATTCGTCTACAAAGTCCTCAAAGTCGTTTGAGAATCCAAAGTCTGTGTCGTTCATTTATTTCTCTTTATTCATTAAATACCATCGTTGAGCAGTGTACCCAATGGAAGCTATGAGCAAGGTAATTTTTAGGGTTGCCTCTATGTTGGCGAAAGATAAAGCCATTGTTGAGGTATTCATTAGAAATACTTTTATATCTGTAGCATCCATTTTCATAATCGTTTGTAGCGTGTCTTGCCTCCATCCCTGTAAGCAACTAAAACCTCGCCTCTATTTCTGCCTTTTGTATATGAGCAATGAACCCAAGCAGGATTCACCTCATTACCAAACTCCCATATAAGTTGGTCAAAGTCAGTATGTTCTTTAAGATAACCAAAGATTGCAGCGTTTGTGAGGTTTCCGTAAACATCTGCATCCAAGTCTATTGCCTCCCCCTTACAATGTTGAGAGGTACTGCTACCACCAATAATCCTGTTAAGAGAAGCACTACGATAGCCAGAAGTAACCGCAATAGGTACTCCAAAGTAATCACGAAGAGGCTGAAAGATATTCTCTGCTATGGCTTTAAGATTCTCCATATGCTCAATAGTCGGTTCATTGGAGATTCCTTTTTTGATAGCAGTTGCTGATTTTGTCACCTCCTGCAAGGTTAGGTTCTTACTTAATCTCATATCGTTGTTAGGGCTATACACTCACTATCGGATAGGGCAGTTTGAAATTCTACTAACTGCTTAACTTTAAGTTGTTCTTGTCTACCTGCGGTTATGCTAAAATTCAAATACCTCCAATCTAAAACTTCATCTCCTGTAGATAGTGTATTAGTTGTTGGTGTATATTCAGTACCATTTACAAACATCTTTGCGTTTATCCCTTGTTTATAAAACGCCATCTTAATATTGTTGCCAGAATTTGCCGACCAATCAAATGTATTCAGGAAATTTACTTGCGCTCCTGTTGAACGAAAAGTGAAATAAGTATCATCATTTTGAATAAGCAGATTGTGATTTGTTGCGACATTTTGATTTAATATTTGAAAACTGCTATCGCTATATTCAAATTCCATAAACAAAGTGTAGTTGCCTGTATAAGCAAGATTTGAACCTCTATCAGTTTTATCAGCCAACCTCGTTTGACTTACCCCATAGGTAGGTATATACGAAGTAGGATAGGTCGTATCTTGCTCCGCTTGCCAACCATATGTATAAATGTAATCTCCAGAAACTGAAGATGGACTGGCCCAATTTGCACTGCCATCTGCAACTAAATATATTCTTGCGCTTGTACTTCCAATATAAGAGAATGTAGCGGATATCCTGTACCATCCATTGCCATAGTCTTCAATTTTAGCATTAGATGTTGATGCTCCTGTATCCCCAACAACTCCATTTTGTATGTCAAAATTAGCATATAATGTGTTTACCGAAGACAACATAAATTGCACCCATTGCTTATTTCCGTATTTTACAAATGCACTTATTGTTGCATTGCTAACTGATTGATTCGCCCCAATTCTTATGTGTGGGGCAGTCCCTGTTGATGTGAATTTAATTGCATTTGTATATCCTTCTGGAGATAAAGCATTGTTGTAATCAATAGTTCCATTTGTTGAAGCAAAATTGTACTCACTATAAGGAATCAAATTAGTCCTACTCGGTTCAAGCAAGAGATGACCACAACCATCACTAAAATCTATTCTTGGCTCATCCTCTAATATACCACCTGCTACAGGAGCAGTAGTAGTCTCTATATAGGGATAGGCTACTAATCCTTGATTGAGCATTGCATCTTGGATGTAGATAGAATCTCCTATTATTGCGACACCTCCATCCGAATTGGCGGGATAAATTCTAAAGAATGATGGTGCATCAGTTACTATGACGCACCTATACCATCCACCAGCACCCGATACTGAATCAATTGAATAATCAATCAAGTTATAACTTTGAAGAGTGCCAATAGTACCATTTGATAAATCAAACCACACGGAAGAATTGCCTCCATTCAAGCGAACCCAATCAGTAGTTCCAGCCTTGCCGAAAAAAGATAAAGTTGCTACACCCGTAGCACCCGTGCTTCTTTGCAATCTTGCAGCAGTTGTGCTTGTTGCTTCTAAAAGTGATGCATCGTTTGTACCATCATAGCCACTTTGGCCACTTGTAACGCTTACGGATGATTTACCCCAAGTAGCATCCGAGAAAGTATTACTATAAGTCAACAGATTCTCATACCCCTTCTCTATATAGCCCTGCTCATTAATCCTCGTAGCACTTATATTACTACCTCTACTAAAGGTAAAGTCTCCTGTTCCATCCGTAGGCTTTAAACTCCCAAGTGTACCATCCTCATAGCCACTCGGTATCATTACCAAACTCGCTGCCTCTAATGCATTCGCCATATCTATACTATTTCTATCGCTACCAATTCATTTAACGCTGCATATACGCAGTCCTCACCCTCAAACACATCCATTCTCGCCTGTAGACTATAAACATATTCCGATGTCTCAACTATCTTCTCTATGTCCCTCGTAATAGTTACACCCTCATTAGGGTCTGCCAAGTAGGCGGCAAGAGTTATAGTGCCGTCTGCCAAAGAGCTGACATCAACCAAGATATCCTTCTCGGTGTCATTACCCATATCAGCATTGCCAAAGACTATAGTTCCGTTTTCATCTGTTACACTGTAGTACACATAAGCATTAGCCTGACCATTGCCTATATGAAAACTCGCAGTTGTATAGTTTTGAAAATCTAAAACACTTTGATTCCATTCTACAGTATATCCTGTTGGTGGGTCTGTGTCTATCAACAAGCCTATGCCTTGCGCTCTTACACTACCATCACAACACTCAATAGAATAGGTTGAGGTTTCCCAACAAAGGCAACCTCTTCTACCCCCTTTAGGAGATGTTCTACTCGGTATATAGTTCTTCTTCATCTGGGTTACAATATGTTGAGTTAGGGTATAGGATACA